TTTAATCTAGACTATGAAGCGGTAATCTTATTTACTTCTCTTAGACTAAAAGTCCGTGACTGACATGATTACATCAATTTTATAGCTTTTTTATCATTCTATGGTAGTGCTCTAAGTGTACAGTGGCACTTGCACATAATTGCCTAGATAGATGCGCTATCTGTAGCTACGCGTATAGGACTATATGTGAGTTTACTTGTATTAAGAGTTCCTGGAATAAACTTAGGCTAACTTCTCAGGACTGCCATAGCTATAGTTAGCTACTATAATACTTTGGGGTGAGACATATTTACTTCTGACTAGTTTTTGAGTGGTATTATGGTCACCCCCGTGCACATTCCCATACCCTATATATATTTACCGTGCCAGGCATAGCCCTTTGTTTCAATATACATAGGTTGGGGTTAAGTTTAACTTATTTCAAATCCACCACTTCTTTCTACAAATGTGATAAACTCTTGAAAGTATTTAACATTAAATGGATAATTAGCCATCCAATGCTCTTCTTCATACATTCCATTTTCTTTCTTTGGCGCTGTTTCAATATATTCAGTTACTGCTTTTTGATATTCCATTGCTGAACCATCTTCAACAGCTACTTGCATTAATGGCACCATTTTCATACATGTTTCATGATCTATTTCAATACCACTATTACTATCACCAGCTTCCATATCTTGTGGAGTCATCACATCTTCACACACTTTGCATGTAAACATCCATATTCTACGCCACCACCACACATTGGCTCTAAAATAACAACCAGTCTCACTATCTCTTTTGCCCATCTCATCCCAATATTTAGTCTTTTCATCTTCAGTCATCTCTTCTCGCTCATCCCAATCTGCATCTTCCCATTTTGTTAAGGTCGGGTATTTACCTTTATCATATCCTAATGGATTTATTCCATGTAAATCATATCCCATATTATTCTCCTTTTATTAATGAGTTCGCCCCACAGCAACCTTCTGGTTTTACCCTCTAGTTCTGGTAGGGCTTACTCGTTGGGTTGACAATTATTCTTGAGGTCCAGCTTCTGCAATATCATCAGCTTTATCTTTAGCTAATCTCTTAATAGCTTTCTCAAATAGTATTCTCCAATCACATGGACTACCTTGATGACCACCTTCTACGTTAAGATATACTTCTATACTATCTCCATTATCATTGCTACTTAGATATGGCTCATCATCATATAGGAGATAATCTTCAAGTTTGTTATCTACAATAGTAGCCAATTTGTTAATAATATCACTTACCTCTATATTAACTTTTGTTTCTGTTATTAATTTATACTCCAATGCTCCTTCGCTCATTGTCAAGCTCCTTTCGCTATTTTATTTCTTCTACTAGTTAATGTTTTTATTGCTTTCTCAGTTGGTTCCCAATTTCTGTAACCTATGTTAATTGGCTTACCAATACTTTTACTGCTTTGTTGAATAAGAGCATCATATATTGCAATGATTTCTTTTTTATACCTTCTACTTACCATTATCAACTCCTTATATTAATATTAGTATAACTATAAATAATACTATAGCTACTAACCATTCTTGCCAAAACCAAACATCAGATTCAACCCATTTATACTCATCTTCATCATATTTGTAATGCTTATTCTTTTTATTGTTTGTCATTTGTCAACTCCTTCTAATTAATGTCTAGATTTCACTGCTATGGTGCGCTACTCACTAGACTCGTTATATTCATCATGCTTGCCTTTTAGTTAGTTCTTTTTACATCCTTTAGTAGGCCACCAAGTTGATCATTCTTAGTGCTACAAGGTTGATAACCATAGTCTTCTTCACTGAAGTTTTCCAGAGAGCTTCACCTGTTGCCTCGACTTGTCGATATCGTTACCAGTGGTCAAGGACTTATCGTGTGTCAGTTTGTTGGCTCTCTGAAATTGCAGTCCATATTAATTACCATAAAATAACTCACGACATCTTTGAATGGTTACTCTATTAAA